TTCGGGGCCAAAAACCTGGACCAATACAATTTCCAATTACGACTCTTACATTTCGTTGGATCCAAACAATGTTAGAATGGACCCCACAAAGAGAAGTTTCCACATCAGGGCAGTCAATGAAGCGTTCATTCAGGAAGTTTCTGTATTTGCTATTGGACAAGGTATTCACCACTGGGTGAAGTCTGGCGGTGAAATTTCTATCACGAATTCTAACTCTTCATTTGGTGGGTGTGCTGCTTTAGCTGAAGGATACAAGTCTGAGGCATTTCCTCAGGATACAAACTGGAGCGTTGCTACAATAAACCTAGCAACAAACATGACGGATCAAACTACCGTCGTAAATAATATCTCCCTGGGCGTGGTAAATTCGGGTGTAGCTGATAATGCTATCACTATAACTCTAACCCAACCCTTAATAGACTCCGATGTGTATCCCGGTGCTCCTCAAATTCTTGCGTCTAAAAATTACACTTTCGCAGACGGCAGCTATCTATGGATTGAAAACCCTAGCGGACCAGATTGGAGGGCACCCCTATCATCATCAGCTTGGAGTTCCTCAAACCCCGCGAACATTCAAATTACCGTTCCAATGGGGAACCAGAGTGGAAATTCGCCAGGAGTAGGTGGTGCGCCTAGTTTAGTGGGCAGTAAGGTATACATTCGCCGCCTTGTAGACAACCGCTCTTTGACTCAAAGGAGATACAGCATTGATGTAACCAACACCGATAACAACACTCGTACCCCTCTAAGAGACTATGTAATTCAAACTACCTTAGGTTCTGGTGGTGGCATCGTAGACTTGCTCCCCGAGTCGGACATGGTAATTGTGAACAAGTCGGGACCCATCCCAATTGGAACAGACCCCGTTACCAGTAAGGCTCAAGTTATATTGGAAAGAGCCAATCCTTCCAATGTTTGGACAGCTGGCAATTATTACAGGTCTGGTGAAACAGTCAGGCACGAAAATAAGCACTTCACCTGTGTAGTTAAGAACTCAGATACTGCTTTTGACACTGAAAAGTGGAGCCAGTCTTACGTCCATATGCAATCGGACTATAATGCTTATGACTTTTTCGTCAACGTAGCACCTGTAATTTATTTCGATAATGATACCGATGGTAATCAACCTACCACAAACTGTGGCTATAATCTAACCACTTGCTGGTCTACTGACCCAGAAATCATTGGCCAGTACACAACAGCAACTGATTATAGGGGTGTTTATCAATTCCTGATTGGTATCGGTTTCACTGCACCCCAAGTAACTAGCATTTTGCTACCTGTAGCAACTGCTGACAGGGAGTTAAATCCGGCTTCCAACGTGAACATGAAGGGTTACATACCCAATGGAGCGGCGAACTTACTATCAAATTGGTCCATTGAGTTCAGGCGTCCATCCGTTTTACGAATGTTTGGCCATGCCTGGGAGTGGGCGGGCTTCCTTAACTATACGAAAGCTCTCCCCCGTTACCAAGGGGACTTGTCTCCACAAAACCAGTTTACCTATTACTTCACTAACGAACTCGGTGGTCGAGTTTATGCGACTGGCTTCAACCAGGAGGGTTACTTTGTAACTGCAGCAGGTTTGACCGACTTGAGTACCGGGGCGACAATCAGTATTACCGACATTGGAAACCCTTTCGCGGGAGTAGATATTCCAACATACTACCCTGCATTAACCGTGGATAACCTAAACGTTACCACAAGTCTCGAATTTACTTCAGGGTGTAACATTTCGGGAGCCCCGATTTTCTCCCCGGAATGGTATACAAACTACCGCGCCGCAAGCCAGACACAAACTGGAATCACTCGTTATGCAACCAATGTCGAAACTGCCGCTGGTGCTGCTACGGATGTAGCTATTTCTCCCGCAACCTTAGCTTACGCTTCTGCATTGGGCGTGATCGGGTTCCCTACTGGTACTCGCATGAGTTTCAACAACGCTTCGCCACCGCCGGGGTGGGTTATTGTAACAGATATTGCTTTCGATAATGCCGCAATCCGGATATTAAACTCTTCAGGAGCAATATTCCCCGCAGCGGGGGGTTCCAACGGTGATCAACCGTTCACAACCGTGTTTACCAACTCAAGGAGTTCTAGTATTGGAGTACAAACCAGCGGCACTGTGAGTCAGCACACATTGTCCGTTAACGAACTAGCAACTCACAGTCACACGTATAATTCTGCCACTTCTGGCCAAACTTGTGTCGTGGGAGCTGGCAGGGCAGTAGAATCAACTATTACTAGTACCGGTGATGCTGGTTCAAGCGGAGCCCATGCGCACGGTTTCACCAACCCCACATACTCAATGGCTGGACTGAACTTCAATGTAAAATACGTCAATTTTATCGTCGCAACAAGGTCCTGACACTATTTAACACACTACTACTTCAACCATGAAAAACAAAAACTATTGTCCACTCATCAAAAAAGATTGTATTGAGCATAAATGCTCCTGGTTTTGTCAAGTAAGAGGGGTAAATCCAAACACAGGTCAAGAAGTAGCAGAATGGAAATGTGCTGTAACCCTGCTTCCCCTTTTACTTATTGAAAACTCCAACCAGCAAAGGCAAACTTCGGCGTCAATTCAAGTCTTTAGGAATGAGGCTATAGAGAGGTCAGACCTAATGAACACGATCCTGTTGCAAGCTTCCCAGGGGCACACAAATATGGGGGCTATTCAACCGGTAGAACTAAGGGAAATCTTACCCGGGTAAAATTCTTTTACACACATAACAAAATGTCACAGATTACAATAGTCCCCATCGACCAAGTGGTAGTTCTTGGCGGAGATGCAGCCTTCGGGGTTGACATGGCTTCCGTGGATCTTGAAATTCATGCCGTTCAGTTTAACACGGAGTCCAGTAAGGGTACGGTAGAGTTTAAAACAAACCCGGAGACTGGTGCTACTAGGCCCCAAGAGCAAATTTCCAATGTTGACCCCTGGGAACCTCAAATCTTAGATGCGGAAGAGATCATTCACTGTGTAAAGAACCCTAGAACTTTCTATAGCACCGTCACACCGGTTGGATCACCTATTGTTGTCACGGCCAGGGGCTGGCCCCAGCCTGCTAATTCAACAGAGGTGGCCCCCCCTGATCGACCTTCACCGAATACATCCCTATATTGGGACGGCACTGAGTTTGTATGGTCGTCCTTCCCTATTGATTTGGACCTGGCTGGCGCCCAAAATTATGTAACTAGCCTAGTCAACGATAAAGCCTATGCGCTGTTGCAACCATCTGACTGGTACATAGTGCGTCAGTCTGAAACCGGTACGGTCATCCCGGAAGTATGGAGTACATGGAGAGCAGCCGTGAGAGCTGCTGCTAGTGAGAAGCTCACAACCGCCGCTTCGCAAAATAGTGTCGAAAGTCTGCGGATCTACTGCCAAAGCGAAAGCTTTCAAACCTGGTAACCTTCCCCTAAGAGGGGGCGGGTATAACTCATAATAAGGACTAAAAACGAACCCTAAGTCACCATGCCCCAAACAATCCAAATCCTAAGGAGTCTAGAGGCAAAGAAGCGCCCCAACCCTGCAACTCTTTTACCGGGGCAACTGGCTGCGAACATTAATCCTGCTGAGCCGGGTTTATATTTCTCTGACACAGCCGGTAACCTTCGGAAAGTTGGGCCTTGTCACATTGGCCCTGTACCCCCTAATTCCGGGGTCTTGACACCACTATTTGCAGGAAACTGCATCGGGGAAATGTGGTATGATACTGCTGGCGGAGAACTCAAAATTTGGAGCGGGTCTGCTTGGATCGCTACCCAAGGTGGCGGTACCCGATACTCAATTAGAACAACAGTTACGGCATCCGCCGGGACCTACACCGTAAACGCAACTCTGGGAAATGAGTTTGTAACTGGTGCGGCCATTGCAGGTGCCACGGTAGTGAACCTCTCCAACCTAGCGAGTATTCCCACAGGGGCAGTCTGGAGAGCTGTACTCTCTTTTGAATATACATCCGGGGTCATAAATTGGTTTCCCGGTAACACTGGCTTCACGGTGAGATGGGACGGAGGCTCGGCGATTTCACCAACGGCAGGGGAAACCGAAACAATCGCCATCACGGTAGTTGGTGGAACAACGGTCATCGATGTTGCTTTCTTACTGGGGAGGAATACATAATATGAATAGCAGAAGAGCTTTATTGGCTGCTAACGGAGCGGCCGGTGTCACCAGGGCACCATAACTGAACCCGCACTGGCGGTAATTTTGCAGTAACGGCTAACACGGGTGGAGGAGGTGGCTTCGACGACACCCTAAGTGGAGGCTCCGGCATCGCCATCATTCGCTACCCCATTCCGGCACTATAGACCACCTGGCCCAATGATATTTTAGGAACAACATAACTAAACAAACACAACAACTAACTTTCAAATGAATTTAATTCTTTTAAGGCCCAACTCGGACTTAGTATTCCCTTACAGTCTCACCCGGTTGCGGGCGGATAACCCTAACATTTCCTTCCCTATAAACCCGACGGAAGGGGACTTGGAGCCATTCCACTGTTTCTTCGTGGCCTCAACCGAACCCCCCCTCCTAACCGAGCCTCGCACCCAGCGAATCAGTGAATCTGAACCCGTGCAAAATTTGGACGGCAAATGGGAGCAGACTTGGACTATCCGTGATGCAACCGAACAGGAAATCTCCGAGTGGGACATTATTAACAACCCGGCCCATCAACCTGATTGGGTGGCGTTTAAGTTGTTGTCACAAAGTTCCCCTGAGTTTAAGGGCGTCATCACACAAGCCCTAGTTTCCGACCCAGTAAATGCCTTGGGGCTTCAAACTGAATTGAACGAGGTTATTCGCGGTGCGGATTCTCGCCCCTTCTACGCTGCTTTGTCTTCTGTATTCAACTCCGTGCAGCCCGACCCGGCCATCCTTCGCAGTTTCGCTGCCGAAGCCAGGGCGATGCACCTCCCGGATGAATTTGTTGATATGCTTCTGAGCTTGATTCCCGCTGATTAATCGCTTTAACTCAGTTGGGTTGGGACGGGTTATCACACGACCCCCCCCGTAGGTATGACCCTTCCTAATCCCGGGATTGGGTGATCGAAGTCAAAAGTCCAGTGAAAGGTCTTCAGGGTCTTGCTGGGAAAAAGAGCCAAAGAGTTCTGAAGACGTTTCGTAACCTTCACACCCCTTGGAACGATTAGCCGAAGCGCAAACCAAAGAGTATCTAGCTTTCGCTTCGTGGTATAACTTCCAATCTTTCCACAGAATCTCGTCTTTGAACTTCTTGGCAGTAGGGGGTCCAGTTAGAGAAACATCCGTGTAGGTTAAAGAATTCAGTCTTATAAAAGAATCGGCAATTTCCGCGAAAGAAAGTCCCACATGGTCAACGTCGGTTCTCATACCTCTTCGGATACTCTTCCCCGTCAAGTAACAAGTTACGGGAAGTTTCAAGGAATCTCGAAAATCTTTCAGTTGGGATGAAACTGCATTCCTCATGGAAGCTTTTACAGCATTATAATGTTTCTCTTCTAAACTCGCGCTTGTCGCTATCTTCTTGGCGGGGTACAAATAGTCAATTAACTTGGCCTTCGGAACTGGTTGCTTTGAGCTGCCTCGCTCAAGACTCATCATTTTAACTTTTCGCCCCCCTGCAGTTTCTATATTCCTTAAGTAAACATTAACGTCGGGGTCATTCGACAACTTCTGCCACGTTGGAGAAAGTCTGCAAGATCTTAAAACAAAGTCCCGAGGTTCGCCAACCAACCGCGAATTTACCCTATGGTTTTCAATCACTCTACTTAACTTTTCCGTGTAATCTTTCTTTGTTAGTCCGAACGTTTCTTTCCCTATTGTGTTGCTCATGTAGTGGGTTAAATCTAACAAACTTTACCCCCTCCCTGGGACACTAAGATAGAAACAGCTCTTGCCTCGCCACAAATGTGATAGAAAAAACCTCAGTTATCAGACAACGCGCAGACCTGAAATATCTGCTTGGGGCTGAGGTAGAATGTTCGGGCAGAGTTAAAGAGTTCCGCCCCCACGGAAAGAGAAGAGACTTAGACTCCATCTGCCTAGTGAATGTAATCGTAACTCCTTTACCCTTTGGAGAATCTTTATACGTCGACCACCTTTGGGTCTTAAGGAGACAATTTAAGAAGGCTGGAAGAATACCTGAGCAAAACGAACGGGTTCACTTTAAGGGAAGTGTATATTCCTACAAAAGACTCGGAGGAAAATCTATA